TTTATATTCTTCTGTTGCCTTTTTTTCATTGGATTTGAGTTTTCTACTTGCTTTTTGCTCTGCTGTGAGCGTCACCTTTGGTTTTTTTCCTGTAGTCTTACTTAATGCGTTCGTAGCAAGTACACTAGGGGCGGTACTAGAGGCGGTACTAGGGGCGGTTACCGAATTAAATACAGGAAGTGATCCAACAACATTTTTTCCTTCATTCCCATTTCCATTCTCATTTACTACCTCATTCTCAGACATTCTATTTAGTTCATTGAAAAAAAGATAGTTAGCGTCGTCGTGTGGTTCTTTTAGACTTCTTCCCATTCGTTAAATAGCTGAGATTACTGAGAACTTTACGCGTATTGAATGCCCGGATGGTGTTCAGGTTCACCTTGAAGTCCTTAATGAGATGCCTCATCACCCGGATAACCTTGTCATGCGTTTTCAAAAGATCCGCCTTGTGTTCCTTGTACGCCGGATCGGTCACGAGTTCATACAGAGCATCTCGCAAGTGGGCCATGCCATTCACCGTAGAGAGGGCATAGGAATACTGGAGGTCCTTGTCCTTCATGCCGACAATGCGACCGACGTGCTCCAATTCATGTTGAGCCCAACCCATAGCACATTTTACTGTAATATCATATTTGTGACTGGACATTCTTCTATTTTAACGCATATTTTATTTGTAATTTGTATCCCAAATAAATGGCATCCTGGGCAACTAGTTGCCCAGGATGCGGGTACTTATTATATGCTTCGCTACAAGACTGTTTGCTCGGTTACTCTAGATTGTAAAACGACCAAGGAACAAGACTGTTTGTTCGGGAACCTTAGTTCCCGAGCAAACTCGGTTACTCTAGATTGTAAAACAATCTAGAGTAACAATCGCCTCCTGGGCAACTAGTTGCCCAGGAGGCTCATATTAGCCATATAGACCATAAAGGGATCCGCATCCTTCTTTTTCTTCTTATCAGTGTCTTCTTGTACAGGCTCATTTCTTAAACGTTTTTCATTAAGGCGCCGGAAGATTTCCACCTCTTCAGGGGTCATGGTTTGAACAGGAACTCCTTGAGCCCCTTTCGATGGCCCAAAGATACTGAGCGCCGAGTTCTCATTAAAGAGGAATCCCAGAACAATGACCACAACCACCGTAAGCCAGAATGCCACGATTATATTGCGGGTGGCCACGAATAGGACCACGAAAATCAGGAATCGCCGGACCCAGGGATTCTGGAAAAAGGTCTCCTGGTCCTTCGTAATCTCCATGGCCAAGAAACGACCGCCCAAATTGAGAACTAACATCATAATCCCAATAAAATACAGGTTGCCGTTAAAAGACCCTATAATCGCTTCTAAGGGGGATACAGTAGCAGTTGCGATGGCCCCTGTTAAAGGCTGTGCTATCAAGCCCGGAAGGCTCATCTCTCTGTTGGTCCTGGGTAAATTGTATTGGGATTATTCGGTTGCCATGCGTGTATTCGTCGCTAAGGGCGATAACAGGGTGTGCATATCCGCAAAATAGAAGAAGACGAGGGCTGCTGTGACAATGGCTACGCGGGGGCACCAGATGGCTCCTGCCAGAATCAAGAGGGCCAGAAGGAGACGCCACCAGGGAAGCAAATAGAGTTCCACCAGTTTGGTACTGTATTCTACTTCAAAGACAGTGCTGTAAAAGATGAGAAGAATACTGACAACGGCCACCACCAATAGTCGTGAGACTCCATCTATGGTGCTTGAAAAGGTCAACATCTCTGGCCACTTCATTTGATACCTATTCTATTCTGGCTTATTTACTTCTGCTGGAGGACATCGACTTATTACTCAAATCCTGAACCGCATTTGTGGTTACATTATCACTTTCAATGGTCTGTGGACATTCTCCCAACACCGTTTCCACAAACCAGCGGTTCCCCAGGGTTTGTCGCTTTTCCAAATCCTGGAATCCATCTGTTCCGACGAATCCAGTCTGCTGTTGTCGGTTGCTGATATGAACGAGTAATAGGAAGGCGACTGCCGTAAGAAGGGCATAGGTCCAGCCGAGATAGTGGAGACAGAGACCGATCGCTGTGAGTCCAAGAATTCGTCCGATTGCCGTATCCACGTACCGACCGATATGAGGAGGTATCTTGTCCACAAAGACTATCAGGATAATGACGAGAAATCCGTAAATCATATTGGGAATGGCGTCCAAGTGGTCAAAGAGGGTGATATGAATGGAGGGCATAGAGGCTCCGCCTGACATGTTATTCATGGACATTCTCTAATACATTATGGGGATTTCAAACTACGTGAATAATGGCGTATAGGTATCCGCCAAATTACTGAAATCGATGGCCTTCACACTACATGTATTCCCTTCAAAGAAGGTGGTCTGGAGATACTGTAAAAAGGCTCCCGAGTTCTGGGGATTCTGTTGTAAATAGGTGAGGATTTGTCGCCAATTGGCATTTGTTGTGTCCCCCTGTCCGGTTTTGGTGGTGGCAGAATTGGAAGGAATGGGATTCAGGTTTACATAGCCTTCTCTTTGTGTTGCCAAAAGGACAAGAGCCGATACGAGAACAGCGATACAGATAAATATATAGTGGATCATTCCCTTGCTGTTGAGACTTGGTAATAATTTTAGAGTGAGAGGATAGGGAAATGAACTATTGTTCGTTGGAAGATGCTTTCGGTATTACTCCAGCTAACGGGAGTAATAGATCCGATAACGGAATCGCAAGCGCCGGCAAAGAAGCCCGAAAGGAAGAAAAACGAAAAGCCAAACGATGTAAGGGGCCTCCCCTGACCTTCTTGGATCCCCAGGATCCGGATCGCCAGCATTTAATCCGACCGTCCACAATTCCTGCTATGAACCGATCTACCGGCCTCACAGAACATGCGCCGGTAGATGAGGCCCAGGGCGACATGGACATGGAACGAGAATTGCTCAATCAAACCAAGTTTTCATATATGACACGGACCGATGATGACCCTGTCGGGAATAAAGAGAGGGGCACGATACCCAAGGCCTCTATGATTATGTCCACGGATACCATTATTCCCAATCTGCCCGAGGATTTGCCCCTCGGTGCCTTGCCACCCCCTGTCGCCGCCTGTGGCTCTAATTCATTCTTTGGCAAAGACCCCGATGAGGGCTTTGCCAACTATGTTCCGGATGCCCTGAGTTATTTGATGGAGCCGAGTTTCACGACGGCCTTCACGAAGAATCTGATGGGAAAAGCCGGCAGCGCAGCCTTGCCGACCCCCTCTGTCCGCGATGTCTGGAAACCCATCACTCCGGCAGGCGCCAATACGGCCTTCTTTGATGTTCTGCCAAAGCCGGGTGGAACCTATCAGAAGGAGAAGCCCCATGATGAGGAGACGCTGTCCAAGAAGATTGATGGAATCATGACTCGTCTGAATGCCATTGATAGACGGGCCAGTCCGGAACAGACTCAGACGGATATCCTTCTGTTCGTCAGTAGCGGGGTCTTTGTGCTGTTTATGATGGATTTGCTGGTGCGAAAAGGGAGTTCTTTAAGGTTTTTAGGGGGGATTTGAAGTAGATGTCTCTATTTGAGTAATTAAGCCCTTTATTTCAGGCTCTTTTAATAAATCTGGATGTATCCGTTTATATCTTTCTAAGAGCTTTTTTTTATTGGCTCTCGTATCATTTCGTATACTTGTAAAATCTTTTTTGGCAAGTTCTATTCGTTGTTTCTTAGATTGCTCTATTCTTTCTGTTGAACTGAGTTTTGGTGCTTGGGTTCCTCCAAAGTCATTAGAACCGAATCCTATCTTTTTGAGTGGTGTTGCTGTTTTGGCACCTGTAACAGTAACTGTTGGTGTAGTACCAGTTAATTGGGCTGCTGCTCTGATTGCCAATTGTACGTTCGCAGGAGTAGCAGTTACACCAGTTCCAGGTGGTCGTATAGAAGGATACTGAACTAGTGTGCCTCGTCTTGCTCTAGTAGATTCAACTAATCCTCGTCGAGTAGTCGCAAGTCTTTTTGATTCATTTACTACACTCTGTGCTTCCTCTAACATTCGTTGTAGTTTATCTACGGCTGCTGCTTCCGCGCGAATAGCATTGGCATTAGGTGGTGATGGTGAACCTTGTCGCGTACCATATATAGGTCTACTTGACTGTCTTAGCGATATATTCGTTCGTTCAGGTATGATACCTGTAGTAACTCCTTGCTTAACCTTTTTATTTGCGGCATTAAGAACTGCTTGAGTAGGTGTGGTTATAGGAGGTAGAGGAGTATTTTTAAGATTATGAAGTGTCGCTGCGATATTGGGTCCAACATTGTTGTTTTCAGGATTTGGTGCGGACTGGAATGGTCCAAACTCATTCTCATTCTCATTCTCGTCTAATAATGGTTCTGCTATGTCTGAATCATTATTAGGATTGAATTCACTCTGTCTTTGAGATCGCAAAAACGCCCGTGCCGCTTCCAGAATCAAGAACTCTCTTGCCTTCTTCAGAATCTCCTCCTCTTCCTTCTTCTTTGCCTCTTCTGCCTCTGCCTTAGCTGCTGCTTCAGAAGCAGCAACAGCCGCAATCGCCTCCTCTGTTTCGTTTGCCTCATTTGCTGCTTTTAATGCTTCAACGGCAGCGATAGCCGCAGCCTTCTCTATCTCATCAGCAGCCCCCTTCTTTTTCCCCTTCACCTTCATCTTCAACACAAACTTTCCGTCTTCCACCGAAATCGCAAAGCTTGTTATATCCGCTATGCTTTCAGGTAACATCTTTCGTATTGTCTCAGGCTGTCCCTTTAAAATAGCCTGATAGAAGGCGTCTAACGATAAAGGAGTTCCGCCGCCCCGAAAGGGAACAATCGGAGCACTTGCATTTTGTTGTAATAGTGATGTGTCTGGATTAAAGCCAGGCGGCGCACTCATCCCTATCCTGTATTCATGAATTATTTGATTTCAATCGTAAACTTCTTGTTCGTGTCGGAATTCAGCAAGAGCGTCAAGTTCTTGAGAAGGCTGTCCTGTTCTTCATTCGTATAGATGTCCTTTGTTTTAGGAAGAGACCCGATAAGTTTTATCAGAATGTCATCGATATTGTTGGGATCGGAAGGAACAGGAAGAGGTGTAGGAGTAGGTGTAGTAGCAGATGTAGTAGCAGGAGCAGGTGTAAGTTTAGGATCAGGAGTAGGAGTGGAAGAAGTTGTAACAGAAACAGTAGTTATAGAACCAGGAACAGGAGCAGAAGAAGCAGTAGTAGAAGCAGGAGCAGTAGAAGCAGGAGTAGTAGAAGCAGTAGTAGAAGCAGGAGTAGTAGAAGCAGGAGCAGTAGAAGCAGGAGTAGTAGAAGCAGGAGGTGTCCCTGTGGCAGATGACTTAGATTGTGGAACAAGATGCGCAGGGACACCTCCTGATTGTGATTGTCTCAGTGTTCTCTTCTTACGACTTCCACCATTCGCAAAGACTAATCCAGCTCCACTCCCCTGTTGTCTTACATCTTTAGAGGACAGGGGGTCGAGGGGGAGGCCTGTCTCTGACCTAAGGTCAGAGACAGGAGGTCCCCCCCCGCCACTGGGGTATTGCTGAGCAACACCCCCTCCATTGGGGTGTTGCTTAGCAACACCCCCTCCACTCATCGCCACAATATTTCCACCTGATGCCGGTAGCATAGAAGCATTTGGATTGTACCCACTCATTCCACTTACTATGTAAATAAGATTTAAGAAACAGGGGGTCGAGGGGGAGGCATGGTCTAGGCCTTTGGCCTAGACCATGATGTCCCCCCCACAAGGAACCTAAAATCATTCTATCCTAACCTTCCAGATGGAAGCCTACAGCCCCGATCCCCAAACCCGTCGCCAAAAAATCCACTGTAAGCCCGAACTCATCATCAACTCCCTCCAACGATTCTATGCCACCAATCCCAATATCGCCAAGATTATGCCGTATCTCACTGGCGAGGCTGAGATTTCTCTGCGTATTATTGACTGGTTTGTCACAAAATTCAGTCGTAAGAACTTCACCGCCTATGATCTGAATGGCCAGCGTTTCGTGGTCTATAAATCGTATAAGGGTCAACTTGACGCTTATAACAAGCAATATTTTGATACGAATTGTCGCCGAGAACGTATTCAGTTCTCCGTTCAGGGCTATGAGGCCTTTGTAACCACCATCGGGAAACTGAATTTCTTCCGATGGGCCTTGGAGTCCAATCTGGTGGATTACATGGAAGCCCATAAGGAGGAGTTGAAGACGGGATATAATGCGTTCTTGAAGGAGACCACGCAGAACCAGAAGAAGTTGCGTCTAGAAACGGCATCCTCTACACCGACCTCTATGACCTCTGAGCTCAGCACAGTGAGTGCCGAGACTCTGGTTCTCGCAAATAACAAGGGAACCAGACGCAGACGAACGAAGCAGATGACATCGTCCTTGAAGCAACTTCAGATTAATAGTACTGTGGGAGAACAGTTTATTGAACTCTGTTTCGACTAGGGGGGACATCATGGTCTAGGCCTTTGGCCTAGACCATGCCTCCCCCTCGACCCCCTGTCCTATAAAATCCTTAAGGACAGGGGTGGTGTGTTGCTTAGCAACACACATGAGGGGGAGGCACTCTAACCGCCAAAGGCGGTTAGAGTGATGTCCCCCCCATAAGGTTAAAGGGAACAAAACGATACTGTTTCTCTAGCACAGCGTGTGATAACCCATGAACACCAAGGGCAACAGACCCCAATAAAATCAGAACAAGAATATGATAGGAATCCAGGCCGCGTAGTTTAGAATAAGAATAAATCACAAACACAAGGGCAGCTAATAAGAACAGTCCATTCATCATATGGGCCATAATGGACGGATAGAACATTCTTTCTAGTATGATGAATGAGAATGTTTCCGTGATCGTTTTCTACGTCCCCCTTTTGATGTAATACCTTTTCGCCGTTTAATGGATTTCCATACTTCATTATAGGTAGCATTATTCACGATTTCCCCAGGTTCTAAGGAGGGCGGTATAGATACCTTTAAATCTTCTACGCCATCTATAAAATCATATTCCTCGGGGTCAACGATTGCTAACACACGTTGTTTGCTCACTGTTTTTCTAGCAGACTTCTTCGGGGACTTCTTCGGAGATTTCCCCTTAGAACTATACCACGTTTCAAAGACTTGAACTCCCTCTATCAGCCCCGTGTCTTTAAATCCAGGGCTTATAAGAGTATCCGAATCATAAAAGGTATGTCCACCTTCTACTATGATTTCAGACTCATCATATCCCGTTTTTTTGCTTCCCAATGTGTCCAATACCTCATCCACTTTAATCACATGAATTCCTGGCAGAATATGGATTTTAAATAAACAACAGTCAGCTCCTTTTGAAATATGTTGCCGACGCACCTTTTTAACATCATTGGATGTCGAGAACCAACTTGTAGCACGGATTGTCCGACTATCCGAATCATGCCCCCTATAGACAAGAAGAGGCCCTGTAGTCAGAGGCTGTTCTTTCAATAAGTCTCGTATATGTGACTCAATTGTTTTCCCATGAAGCATATGCGACTTTGTGCTTTCAGTAACCCAATGATACAGGGCATTTGCCATATAATCCCTATTATCGGATCCTATTTTAATTCCAGTTATTCAAAATCCTTCTGAATTCGATGAATGATGGGTTGAACCTCCTGAACGGTCCACCCAACCTTTTTAAAGGCCTCAAAGAGTTCCAGGGGGCTTCCATTCACTTTTATAATACAATTCGCAAACTCTTTTGTAATAAAGGGAGTAAAGGCGGCAATAATGGTCTTTATAATCGGCCCCGCATTCACAAGATAGATATATTCTATCCTGAGACCATGCCCCTCAGACATCCGTCGCATCATACTTAGCCATGATTTCATATGAACAACATGTTTCGAGGAGATATATTTACAGTCAATAATCCATCCCCAGGGTTGGTTTCCAATCTTGCTAAGCACATTATCAAAATGACGGAACATGCTTTCCGTATTCCCATAATCTTTTATTGTTTTCGAGGATGTGTAAAAGGTATGAATCGATTTTGTTCCCATGAGTTTGATACATATAGGGTCAAAGGAATGGACTTGAGGATCGGCAGCACAGGCCTCACACATTTACACAAACATATAAAATAATTACTTCTTGGGAACCACAGCCCTTGTTCCATACACGGTCTGATCTTCACCCTCTATAGAATTTGATACAACCATTTTGGGAACGGTGTCGCTCAAAAAACAGTTATTCGTCGTCTTCATAGGGGTCTTCGCCATCTTCCTGTAGTCCTTCTGGAAGTCATCTCTCAGAGGCTTCAAGGACGCCGCCGCATCGGCCATCTTGGCCATTTCGTCCTTATCAATAAAATGGTAGTCCATGGCGCGTGTCAAAAAGGTTCGGTTATTCTTCTTATGTTCATAGTCTTTGTCTTCGTAGACGGCCGATTGTGTGTCTCGGACCGCGTTTCGGCTGTCGTAGGAGGTAGCATATTTATCAAAATAGGCATTCCCATTCGTGGACCCTGAACTTCCTTCTACAACTGGTTCATATCGCGGTTGTCCACTATAATTGTAATCTACGAAACGACTATTAATTGGCATAAACTCATGAAAGGGGGCACGATGATTTGGATCTGGCCGATTGTAAATTCCGTATTTTCCGTCCGTCTGCCATAATTCAAAGTTGCGGGCATTCGCGGCGTCCCTCGTTGACACTTCGCGGCGTGACCGGATACTCATGGATTGTGGCGGCAGAATCTGTACTGTGTATAAGGGATAGACTGGTTGGGTCATTAGAACTCTAATATAGACTCTGTAATAACTTAAGCATTCATCGCACAGATGGTACAATGTATATTGTACCTTATCTATATAAAAAGACAGTGAAGCAGGGCCGTACCTTTCATGTGATTGATATGCTGACAGAGGGCGGTCAGAACCTTTGGTCAGAAGCCGAAACAGTGGATTTGGATGCTGAGATTCTGGAACCGAACTCCTTTGTCCCCTTGAATCGCTACACACACTCTGAGACCCAGTTCTTGGCCTTAGACCCCGCAAAAACAGATATGACATCCATGTATAAGTGGTCCGAATGCCCCGTCAAATCGGACACCCTCTGCTGGAGAACCTTTTATGTTATAACAGATGACAGGGGCCATTTGTGGATTCAGATTCCTGACTCCGTCTTCAAGCCCGTCCTTGAACGAATCCTCTCAGCTTAAGACCGTATCATGATACTAATATAGAATGGCGGATAGACAACACAAGACTTTAAAACGTCCAAGTTCTGCCGAGCCTGTAAATGAAATTGTAGAAGAGGTCCCCAATGCCTTTCGCAACTTGTTGGATGAATCCGCCAAGGATGCCTTCCGTCGTCCTTGGCATCGCCTAGAACGCGGGCTGCGTCTCAATCGTTTGCGCATGTATGTGGAGGAGGTATCGGCCCAGTGTAGTTTTGTTCAGGAGGAAAAGGACCGCTTCTTCATCTTTCTTCAGAACGCATTGGACCGAAAGTTATTGAATACGCACAAGATTGTGGAGTATTTACCCGAATTACAAAAGATTAAGACGATTAAAGGATTGGAAGTTAGACGAAGCCCCACTGGTGAAGCCAAGTGGGGCTTTGTGCGTGTCAAGAAGGCCGATGGGACTCGTAGAGTAAAACGAACGGCAGTAACAGGAACAGCAGCAACAACAGCAACAACAGCAACTCAAGAAAAACTTGAGGGACCTGATGCTACAAATCCATAAATAAATTAATAACACAAAAAAGACATGGACTTGGTGGATCGGCTGATTGCCTGGCTCAGCCTAATAGAGCATATGCCAAAGCCTCGGGACCAGAAACAGTTAATCGATTGGCTGGAGGAGGCGGACCATTTGAGTGAGGGCCTTGATTTGCCCGAAGAGGTTGTAGACCTCCTTCTAGATGGCTATGAGGAATCTATGGTCTTTGAGAAGAGTCCCATCATTTCCACGGACATTCTGGATGCGCTTTGTAATCGGCCTCAGATTGAGCAGCGCACAGCGGCCTGGTATCAACAGGCTGTCACCCTTCTGACCGCCTCCGAATTGGGTGGATTGTTCGGGTCTCTGAAGCAAAGGGCCACTCTCATCATGTCCAAGGTGAATCCTGTGATACGCCCTTCCAAGGTCCTAGCCATGCCTTCCAATGAAATGAATGCCATGGACTGGGGCGTTCGGTTTGAGCCGGTCGTGAAAGACATCTACAATTTCAAATATGGAACGATGATTAAGGAACTCGGACGCATCATAAATCCGGAGGATAATCGTTGTTCTGCCAGTCCCGATGGACTTGTGTATAGCGACCCCTCCAACGTGAGAACAGGGCGCCTGATTGAGATTAAGTGCCCTGTGACCAGAAAACCGGATGGGAAGATTCCGAAGGACTACTATACACAAATTCAGATGCAACTCAAGGTCACAGGAATGACCCACTGTGACTTTGTGGAGGCCGTCTTTGATAGCCCCTATGGCTTAAAACCGAGAGAGATTCAAACACGGTTGGTAGAACCAAAGTTCCAGGGAGAAATCCTGCTAATTCAGGACGCCGAAGGCTATAGTCGGTATGAATACGGACCCGTCAATCAGATTCCCTTTGACCTTCCTTTGAAACCGGAAGAGACCCTTGTGGAACGGATTCCCTGGACTCTCACAGAATGGCACGAACAGGTGGTGGCCCAGTCCGAGAGTTGGTGGCAAACAACGAAGCCCCTCATGGACGCCTTCTGGCTCGATGTGGAACGGGCTCGCATTGATTCCTCATTCTTAGAAGAGCACTTAAAGAAAAAGGAGAAGGAGGATAAGTGTTTGATCCGATTACCGACCAGTCCTACTACAGCCGATAGTGGATTCTTTGCCTTCAAACTTAATAGTGTAGATGGAAAGCCTTGTTCCGAGGAATCGGCAACAGGAACTCCTTTATAATCTGTTCACAGTCCTGTGGTAGAGACCGACAAAGAACCCCCACCCTTTTTTTTGCCAGCATGATTTCAAAGCCGGCACGAATAGAGGGAATCAGACGTCTATATTTATGATAACTTTCAGGAGTATATCGTATATATTCGACACGGTCATCGTGATAATAGGGATAGCCGGCCCATTCATAGGGTTTTATGGCTCCATTATATCGGAGATGATCTGTGACCCGTTCATAGTGAGAATGAACATATTCAGATTCAACCGGAACAAAGGCCCCTAATGTGTAATAGCGACCGACCTTGATTTGAACACCAGGATAGAACCGGCCTTCAAAGAACACGGGAATATGCCGAATGTCTAGATCAGGGGGTTCATTCTCATGAACCAGCCAGTAATCATGACGACGAACTAGCATTTTGTTAGGGTGTTTAACATGCTAACAAAATTCATAAAATATCAAATTTTACCCTATCTATACGTCGGTCGTCCCATTTTGAAACACTGGCCCTTGGCTGGTACATTGAGTCCCGTGCTCTTGTAAAAGGGGAGTACCAGTTCTGAGAAGGGACTAGAACAAGAATCAGGATAGCCGTGCTTGTAGTTGTTGGTGAATTGACGGAAATTCCCTGTCTTCTCTAATTGGCGCTCAAAGTTGGTGGCATAGCAACTACGGGCATTTGTGTTGGAGATGCCGGAATTGGGGGTGGCCTCCAGAACATCTGCCAAGAGTTCATAGTTGGGTTCGGAAGGATCGGGGGCCGGGCCATTTAGAGGAAAGGCGGCAATATCGTCCTTATTATCCATCGGTGCCTTGACGTTCATCTTGGGATTACCGGCGCTCATTGTCAACTGTGAGGCGTCTTTTTGATACTGTGTCCCATCATTTATTAAGTTGGCGGCATCAGGTTGACTATAAATTTCCATATTGGGACTAAATTGTTCCTCCACATATCCCACGTAGTCCCACTGAGGCCCCGATACCTCTAACGGATAGCCCGTGGGTCCATTCCACATTCCCTGGTTACACTCCTTTGTCTGCCACCTGGGAACAAAGGTAAATTCTGTTATCATAGAACGGAAGGATTCACTAATTCCTAGGGCGGCTGGTATTATAAGTAAAATAAATAAGACCGCTAAAAAGGATATATACGGGTTCAATAAGCCCATCTCTAGTATTAGAGTATGGTAAAATTTGAACACACACTCGTTCGGTATCGTGATACAAAACACATTCCGGAATGAGTCGCCCTATTAGTATGAAGGTGGTGAAGAGAGATGGTACCAAGGAAGACGTCAGCTTTGACAAGGTTTTAACCCGTATTAGACGCTGTGCTGGACAGATGGCTCAGGAGAAGCCCGACTGTATCCCCATGGAGCCCCTGGATGTCAATCCCGATCTGATAGCTCAGCGAACCCTCGCTCGTATTCATGACGGTGTGAAGACCTCGGATCTGGATGAACTTGCCGCCCAACTCGCCATCAGTCTGGTGACAACCCATCCAGACTACGGCACCTTGGCCAGTCGCATCATCATTTCCAATCACCAGAAGCAGACATTGCCATCCTTTGTTGAAACCATGAAACTCCTTGCCAATCAGCGAAACAAGAAGACGGGGACCCCTGTCAGCTATCTGTCCGAGTCCTTCCTTGCTGCCGTAGACCGGTTCGGTCCTGAGTTGGACAAGGCCCTTCGTTTTGAGCGTGATTTCCTTCTGGACTACTTTGGCTTCATGACCCTGGACCGTCAAAAGTATCTGCTCCGTGATATCACAGGGCGTGTTCTCGAGAGACCTCAGCACATGTACATGCGCGTGGCTTTAGCCATGTACCCCGATAATCTGGAATACGTCCTCGAATCCTATGAATACATGAGTCTCAAATACTTCATTCATGCCACGCCCACCATGTTCAATGCGGGAAGCCCCAGGGCCCAGATGTCAAGTTGCTATCTCTTGGCCATGTCTGAGGATAGTATCACCGGAATTTATAAGACCTTGGGGGACTGTGCTCAGATCAGCAAGTTTGCGGGTGGCATCGGCCTTCATATTCACAATGTCCGGGCCAAGGATGCCCACATTAATGGCAACGGAGGGACCAGTACAGGCATTGTGCCGATGTTGAAGAACTTCAATGCCACTGCCCGCTACGTGGACCAGGGCTCCAAGCGCAATGGCTCCTTCGCCATTTATTTGGAGCCGTGGCATGCCGACGTGGAGGACTTCCTCAAGCTCAAACTGAATACGGGATCGGAAGATGAACGTGCCCGCGATCTCTTCTACGCTCTCTGGATTCCGGACCTCTTCATGAAGCGTATCAAGGACGATGGCCTCTGGACCCTGTTCTGTCCCTCGGAGGCCCCTGGCTTAGCCGATGTCTGGGGGCCGGCCTTTGAATCCCTCTATGCGGACTATGAGACCAAGGGACTCGGTCGCAGACAGGTGAAGGCGAGGGACCTGTGGTCCCGTATTACCACTAGCCAGATTGAGACCGGTACTCCCTACTTGCTGTACAAGGACGCTGCGAACTCAAAGTCCAATCAGCAGAATCTGGGGACCATCAAGTCGTCCAATCTGTGTGTGGCTCCCGAGACCCTGATTACAACAAATAGGGGGGCCTTGCCGATTGGAAGTCTTGTAAATCAGACGGTGAGTGTCTGGAATGGTACCCTGTGGTCAGAAACTCTTATTCAGAAGACGAATACAGATCAGCCACTGATAACAGTGGTTATTGAGGATCAGGAAGTGAGTCCCTATAAGGAAAAGACGTGGATTGTTCAGCGTTCGATAGACTGTACGCCCTATCACAAGTTCCTTCTGGAGTCCGACAAGTCCATTCGGGAATGTGAGAGGGTAGAGGCCAAGGATCTTGTACAGGGAACACAACTCATGTCTTGGACGGATCAGTATGGCATCAAGCATCAGCCAATTGTCAAGGCCATCTATGATTTAGGGCGCAAGGAAGACACCTATTGCTTCAATGAGCCGGTCCATCATGCGGGGGTCTTCAATGGTGTCCTGACAGGCAACTGTACGGAAATCATTGAGTATTCGGATAAGAACGAGACGGCGGTCTGTAACTTGGCCTCTCTTGGCCTCCCGACCTTTGTCAAGGGCCGCACCTTTGACTTTGAGCAGTTACGCAAGGTCACGAAGATTGTTGTACGCAACTTGAATCGTGTGATTGACATCAACTTCTACCCGGTGCCTGAGACGCGAACCTCCAATCTGCGCCACAGGCCGGTGGGACTCGGCGTCCAGGGCCTAGCGGATGTCTTTGCCATGCTGAGGAAGCCGTGGGAAGCAGAAGGAACCCGAGACTTTCATCAGCGCATCTTTGAGCACATCTACTTTGCGGCACTGGAGGCTTCCAATGAAGCAGCAGTTCTGGAAGGGCCGTATGAGACCTTTCCAGGAAGCCCGGCCTCAAAGGGGATTCTCCAGTTTGATATGTGGAAGAAGGTGCCGTTGACCCTGACCGATAAGACGCTGGATTGGTCTGGACTGAGGGCCAAGATTGTGGCGAAGGGTCTGCGCAATTCCCTGTTAATCGCCCCCATGCCGACGGCCTCTACCAGTCAGATTCTGGGATTCAATGAGTGCTTTGAGCCGTTCACGTCCAATATTTATGCCAGAAGGACCCTGTCCGGTGAATACATCATTCTTAATAAGCATTTGATTCGGGACCTTCTCAAACTGGGACTCTGGAATGAGGACTTGAAGAATCAGATTATTATGAAGAATGGATCTGTTCAGGGCATTTCAACAATCCCTGAGGCGACCCAGACGCTCTTCAAGACAGCCTGGGAAATCAAACAGAGGACCCTTCTTGATTTGGCGGCGGACCGAGGCGCCTTCATCTGTCAGAGTCAGAGTCTGAACCTCTTTGTGGCCGAGCCGACCCATGCGAAGCTCTCCTCTATGCAGTTCTACGCGTGGGAATTGGGACTGAAGACGGGCCAGTATTATTTGAGAACGAAGGCGCCGGTCATGGCCCAGAAATTCACGATTGACCCGGATTTACAGAAGGAGGCAGAGCGATCAGAGGCGGAACGACAGAAGCGTGAGGGAGAGGCACCGGAAGGGTGTTTAACTTGTAGTGCCTAATCTCCTGAACAAGTAGGGGGACCATGTCAACAACAAATAGTCCAAAAACTGTAAAAGAACTCAAAACATCCTTGGAACAAATCCTTGAAATGCCAGATATAGTACAAAATATGATGAAGAGTATAACCGGTATTTTTACAGTTGTTAGTGTGATTCTGGAAACGGAAGGAAAGCCAGGTTGGCATAAAAAGGTGAACAAGGTAACCTCCGAAACATTGACCGAAAAG